TCCAGAGCTGCTCCTGGCTTACAACAATCCGGGTATAATTTATTTTATCGCCTTCTTCGCTCAGCCCTTTTCTCACATCGGAGGTTTCCACCATCTGGCTGCGGAATTTATTTTCATCAAATTTTTGCAGCTCCGCATTCAACCCGCTCAAAGATTCTTTGGCCTTTTCGCTCTGCCCCACCATAAAAGTAAAGGCAGTGGCGGCGGCGGACAGGGCTATGGTGATCAATCCCACCGGGCCTAAAGAAGCATTCAGCAATAAAAGGGAATTGCGCAAGGCAATAACCGCCGCCCGCCCTTTTATAACGGCGGCAGTGATGCCCAAAATAGTTAAAACGGTTCCTTTGGCCCAGGGGTCTAAATTTACAAACGCCTGGATTAAATCCGTAACGGAGCCGACTACCAAATTGAGCGCCGGAACCAGTTCCAATTGCAGGCCAATTGCCAAAATATTAAAATTGTTTTGCAGGATTTGCAATTGGGAATCCAGGGTCTTTAGCTGTTCGCCATAGGCCTTGTTTAAGGAACCGGCGGCGGATTTCATGGCCGTCGTTTTATTGAGAAAATCGTCAAACTGCTCCCCGGAAAGCGCCAGCGCCGCATTGACCGCCTCAATGCGCCCGAAAAATTTTGTCATTTCCGCGGCGCTGCCGCCGGTCTCTTCCCGCAATAGCTTCATTAAACCGGCCAGCCCCTCGGCCTGGATGAATAGCTCGGAAGTGGCAAAACCGGCGCGTTCGATGGCGGCGGCCATGGCTTCGGTGGGCTCCGCAATATCGGCGGCAATGCTGCGCAGTTGAGTGGCCACTATGGAAGTATCGCCGGTGACGCCGGTAAGGGCGGCAAAGGCTCCGAACAATTCATCGGTGCTAATTTTCAAGGCGGCAAAAATGGGGGTCACTTTCCCCATCTCTTTTGCCAGTTCCGGGAAAGTGGTGGTTCCCAAATTGACAGTCTGAAAAGCCTTATCTAAAATTTCTTCGGTATCTTCCCAGGCCAGGCCATAGGATTTGACCACGCTGGCGGCCAATTCCAGGGCGTCGGTGGTCTGGGCAAGGCCGGCTTTGGCGGCTTTAGCGGAGGTCTCCAGCACCTGCAACTGGTTAGCGGAATCCACCCCGGCGGAAACTACCTGGTAAAGCCCGGAGGTTAGATCGTTCAAGGCAATGGGTGTCTCCGCGCCTAATTGCAGGATGCCCTCCTGAAGCTCCCCGATATTCTGCACTCCCAGGGTAGCAATATTGGCAATGCCGGTTTCGAATTCCCGAAAGGTTCCGGTAAGGCGCTGGATGGCAGTAACGGCCAGGGTAATCTTTGCCAGCTTTGCCAGAAGTTCCGCGCTGCCCTGCTCCCGGAAGCGGAAAGGCGTTTCCGCGCCGCGCCGGGCTTTTTCCACGCTGGCATTGGCCTGCTCCACTGCCTTCATGAAGGTTTTGGTATCCAGGCCCAGGAAGTATCTTATTTCACCGGCTCGTATTGCCATAAATTCCCTCTCATTTACTCATTCACTCTTCAAAATTCCGTTTCCTTCTTTTTCCTCACCGGCCCGCGCTCTTTGTTGAGGTTTACCAGGGCCCATATTTGCACGGCGCTAACCAGTTCCCGGTCTAAGAGATCCCGGTTTTGCAGATTGCCGTTGCAGGCATAGAGCTCTATCAATTCCCTGCCGACTGCGGCTCCGGTTGCGGCGGCTTCTTCGGGGTCGAGGAAGAAGATTTCATCGTCTTGCCATTCTGCGCCGCCGTCACTATCAAGCTTAAGATTTCGCTTAATCCACTCAACTTTTTCATTAGCGGTTTGTTGATTAAAAAAAAATCGTTAAACATCTCTTCTAACATGGAATTGGAAACCCCGGCCATGTTTACCCAGCGCCAAAAGCCGGGCCGCCAGCGCCAGGGTTGCAGGAGCTTTGCCCCCTGCTGTACCCAATACCAAAAATCCCGGCGCGGGTGGAGGCTTAGCCCCCAAAAATCGCCTAAAAGGTCATATTTGCTGACCAGCCCCTTTAATTTTTTGGCGTTAAAAGCAATAGTTTCTTTGCCATCCACTTTGCCGGAAACCTTTTTAACCAGGGCGATTATCTTTTTATTCTGGCCCCAGGTCAATTCGCGGTGATCGTATTCGACGCGGTTGATTTGGTATTTGATTTCTTCCATTATAGGTTTCGAGTTTCGGGTTTTGAGTTTCGGATTGTCTTGGTTCTTGGTTCTTGTACCTTGGTTCTTTTAGTCATCAATAGCATTTAAACTCGTCAATTTTTTAACGCGGGATAAGGCGGAAATTTCTTCGGGACTTGCCGCTGCGGGCGGCGGGGCCGTTTCCAAATAAACGTTGTCAATATAAACCGTGCCAGTGGTGCGGAAATAAACGGAATCGGAAGCTGCAAAAGTGATTTGATTAATTGTATAGCGGGTGGAATCCGTATCCAGCACAAAAGATTGGGAATCTCCGGCTTTATTGAAAACATACAAGGTTGGAGTTCCGCTGGCGGCCCAGGCATCCACGCGGCCAATGGCCGGGCCGGGTGTGGCAATAGAGTGGTAAACGGTATCCGCCACAATGCCCTGACTAAATGCCCAGGCATCCCGCGTTACCCCGCCGTTTTTACTGTGCCAGTTAGCGGCTAAAAAGCCCATTTCCTTTGCTTGTTTGGCAGTAAGAACACCTCTGTAAATTGCTAATATGGATAAATCCCCGTCAAAATCTAATGTTCCATTCCCAATTCCACTCACATTAAAGGCAACACCAGTCGGAGTATTGAGAGTGTCGTTTATTGTTCCCACTACTGCGTCTGTAGATGCTACACCATTCACATAAAGATTAATTGATCCTGTGCTGGTAGTGTCAAATACGCCAGTAAATAAATACCAGGTATTAATACTTAAACCGTTCTTGGGTCTATAAAAAGTATTCGCTCCACCTTGAAAACCCTGGAATCTTGCATTACCACCACTAAATAAGAATCCAAGCTGACGAGTGCTGCCACTACCTGAATCTCTCGTATAAATGAATTGACTTCCGGTAATGGATGCCATTCTTAAAGCGCAAAAAAAGGAAAACCCGCTTGTAGATAGCACATTCCAATAAGCATCATCATGTCGGAAGAAGCTGCCGCTTGCATTAAAATCTTCAGAGTATCCACCACTAACTAAAATAGATGCTTGTGTTTGCCCCGCAGTGGCAGCGCCAACCGTCAATGTCTTGCTGTTACCACTCCGATCATTAATCGAGTTAGGCGGGTAGGTTGTATTATCCATCGGCCAGAAGGCATAAGCCGGGATAGAATCCGGGAAAAAATTGGAAAAGGTTTCATTCAAAACCGTTTGGCCTTGTAAAGTGGCCAATAAAATAAAAATCAAAAATATTTGTTTCATAAAAATCTCCTATTGCGGGTACCAGTCCAGATTATCAACCACAAAACTTATATCGACGGAAGCGCGATAAGTTTGAGAATCACTACCTCCATCTTTCGCAACAAAATAAAGTGTATTGTTTTCGATCTTCCAAAAATAAGCGGTCGGCGGATCAATTAACTGATAAGACGCTTGAATAGTAATTTGATAACGATAATAATTAGATGAAATGCTGGTTGGTAAAGTGAAATCCGGCGTGATTTTTAAAACTACGGTGTCGGTTGCATTGGTGGTATAGGGGAATTCCCAATTCACCGTCAACCAGTTTTCCAATGTTGCAGATGGTTCCCCGGTATTCCCTTTCCTGATTCGCACATCGGAATATCTTCCCGGCACATAATTCCAGTAAACGCCATTGGCAACTTTAGCGGTATAAAATAAATGCTGCGTTTCGCTTAATGTGGCGGAATCGGGCGGGCGGCGCATTCGCCATTGACCGGCATAAATGCTATCTGCCGTTATCAAATCCCAGGTATTATTTGCCGCTTCCCGCCATTGCGATATTGGATATGTTAAGCCGGTATCTTCTGTTCTTAAAAAGAAATTAGTGACGCCTTTTTGATATATGGTACGCGATGATGAAATGGCAGGAATCAAGATAATGTTGTTATTGGCTGCCCCCCCGCAACCTTCGGATTCTTCTAACAATAAAATTCCCGAATCTACGCGGCCAAATGTAAAAGGATCGGCGCAAGTTCCCACATGCTTCACCTTTTCCATTCGTACAAATGCAGCACCATCGACTTTAATTATGAGGGAATCGGTTTGCTCAACATTCACATGGGATATTGTAACCCCGGCTCCATTATCTACCCAAAAAGCGATAGGCCCCCCGGCCACGGCTCCGCCAGTAAATTTACCAACTTGTCCGCCGCTTATCCGCACTTCAATCGAATCCGAATTAACAATGTAATTATTCTCGAAAATGTATTCGTTCGATGATTTTTCCAAAAAGACATTTATTTTATTTTCTTCGATATAAGCGCTAAATACCTTTAAACCATTGCATTGTGCAACTCTTAAACCTATATAATGGCCATTGATTTGCAAGTTGTGAATTACTCCCAAAAGCGTGGAATCTAAACTTACTCCTCTTCCCGTGGAATTATTTTCTCCGGTTCCTATAATACTCAAATGGGCAATTTCAAAATTATAACCAGCGGCAGTGGTAACAGTTTTGATAACCCGGACTCCGTTCCCGGCATTCTGCGTCAAAACAATTTTCGATCTATCCGTTGCCGCGCCAATCAATCTAAAACCGGAACGGGAAGCTGTGGCCGATAATACCAGGGCGTCGCCGGAGCTTTTATAAGTTCCCTGCGGCAAAAACATCTGGTAAGAAAGCAACTGGGATTTGGCCTCCCAGCGGTCGAAGGCGGCAGCGTTATCCGTGCTGTTATCGCCAATGCAACCGGCCCATTCTGCATTGATCCAGCCCGTCTCTTTATAGGCATCTCGCCCCCAATAGCCGCCGCCTGAAGCGGCGAAAACCGTAACGCCATCCGCAGCGCTGCCCCAGGGGATGGCGGAAGACCAGGTAAATCCCCCGCCGCCGCGGGAATTGCCAGAACTTAATTTTAATAATTCCACATGACGCGCCGGGCCGGGATAGCTTTTCAACTCATTGGTATCGGTAAGGGTTACTTTCCAGTTGGAGAGGCTGTCATGGAGGGCATCGTTCAAATGCACATATTCGATTTCCGCCGTTCCGATCTTATCCCCGGTGATGCCGCTATCCACTAATGACAATTGTTTGGGAATCGTGAGGTACAGGTTATCAATATAAATTGTGCCGGTCGTAAAAATGTAAATACTGTCATCCTGGAAAAAGTCGATCCCGCTGATATTGTAAGTGGTGGGAGTAGTAGTTACCGAAAAACTGATCCCATCCCCGGCTTTGTTTTCGATGTAAAGGGTCGGGGTTCCGCTGGCGCTCCATGCGTCCACGCTGCCGGTAGCGTTGGTCTGCGGCATGGGCCTGTAAACGGTATCGTTTACAATCCCCTGGTGAAAGCCAAAGCTGCTGCGGGTGACGCCGCCGTTTTTGGAATACCAGTTGGATTCCGTTAAATCCCCGGAGGCAAAGAAATAACGGGGGTCAAGGTTAACTTTTAGCCCGGATGAATCGCTCAAAATGCTATTGGGGTTTAATTCCACACTGCCGCCGGGAACGGCTATTACATGCAAGGTGTCATTGGTAATGGTGATGGTGGAATCATCCACGTTCACCTGTAAAAGCATTGTTTCTCCCAAATCAATGCTGCCCGGAGCGCCGTAAAGCCCCTCCCCGGCGGAAATGGAAATGGATGGATCTGAAATATCGGCGTTGACAATGGTCCCATCGACAATATGGCTGCTGGTAATTCCCCCGGTTTTTACATGCAAGGTGTCATTGGTTATTGCCAGGCTGCTATTATCCACATTGACCTGAAAAAGAATGGTATTGCCGAGGGTAATCTGCCCGCCGGAACCATAAAGCCCATCCCCGGCGGAGAAGTTGATGTAAGGAGCTAAAAGCCGGTCATTATAAACGCTGCCGGCAGCCAGGCCGGTGGAGCCGATAAGTTGATTGGAGCCGTTCAAATAACTGAAGAAGCCGAACCGATCCGTTGCGCCAATGTAAAGCTTGTAATCTACCCGGAGGGAATCTACCCGTAGCTTATAAGGCTGAGAGTGAAGAAAGGATAAGGGATAAAGGATAAAGGATAAAATAAAAAATATTGTTATCGAATTCCTTTTCATCTTACTTAATCCTTTACCCTTTATCCTTTTCCTTAATTCTTTACAAATGCGCCGCGTCTTCTCCGGCATAAACGCTGTCATCGTATCCGTACGGATCACTGGCGGGAATGACGGCACTGAGGAATTGCAGGCGGACGATATGAAAAACAATGCCATTGCGATTCAAAAGGGCATCGAATTCCAATTGATAAGGCAACTGACCCAGGTAAACAACCTGCGCGTCGTTTGGGTATTGCAGGCGGAAATGCCAGGCGCTTTTGCTGAGGAAATTTCCATGCAACTGCAAAACGATTTCTTCTAATTCCACCTGGTAAACCACATGCTCCGGATTCCCGGAGCGGTTGGTTTCCGGCCGGCTTTCTACGGCGTAAATCTTGCGGCGGGTGCGGGTTGATCCCACCGGAATATATGGCCCGCCGGGACCGTTGGCAAATTGCAGGTATGATTGCATATTGTTTTTTCGTTACCAGGGTTTTATAAAATCCGTATCCGATTGGGTGATGATCCCCTGGCGGATTACCCGGATTGCTTCTTCCTCCCCGCCGTGGCTCACCGGAACCTGGCTGCCGGGATCTCCCGCATAAAGAGTATAAAGGCCGTTGCTAATTCCCTCCGGGAAATCCCAAAACCAGTTTTTCCCGGCGTTTTGGTTCAACTCTATCAAATCGCCCGGGGCGGTTCCCCCTTCCGGCAGCAGCCAATAGCGCCCGCTGGTGATACGGGTGTCATCGGTTACATCCCGCAAGGGGAGGCTATCCATGAAAATTAAGGCGGCGGCCATAAAGTCAATTGCCAATTGTTAGTTGTCAGTTGTCAGTTGTCAATGGTTCTTGCAATCTTATTTTCTTGAAATCCTGCAATCTTATTTCTTTGCGCGGGCTGCCGCGTTCTATCCAGCGCCGCTCGGCCTCTAAAATGGAGTGGCAAGGGGTGCAAATATTTTCCCGGCGGGTGGAAAGGCGCTGGCAATGTTTACAGCGGCGCTCAGTCATCAATGTTTTAGCCATAAAATCTCTTTTTTTATTCTTTTTCCTTAACGCCCTTCCCCCCGCCCGGGCCGTTTCCTTTTTTTTCTTCTTTCCGCGCCCGCGCCATGCGCAAGGCGGTACTTCTCAAATCTTCTGCCAGGATTTGCAACTTTATAATTTTCGTAGAAGTTTCCTGCTTATATTTATTGAATTCATCATAACAGTTATTCAATTCATTCCTTATTTCATCCAGTTCATCGCGCAGGGTTTTTTCGATCTCGATCCCTAATTTTTTTCTGTCAAGGCCGGAGCTTCGCAAAATATTCCAGAGCCCTACTATCAGGCTGCTTAGCGCCGTTATCAATGCCACTGCTATTGTCGAATCCATTCTTTTCTTTTCTCAAAAATGAAACAAGCTGCGTCTGCCGGAACCATAAAATAAACTCCGCCAGCGATACCATAAAATAAACCGGAAATCCGGTTCTTTCCGGGGCATTTATCAAGAATCCGGCGGCTACCCAGGAAAAAAGAATTGTCAGGCTCAGGGAAGTTCCCAGGCGGCAGGCTATCGGAACGCCTTTCTTTTTTGCCGTCTGATAAAAACGGTATCCGCAAAACTGGATAATTCCCAGGGCAAACGGGGACAGCCAAATGAAATATACCGGGATTTGATGCCCCTGGATAATCGTATAAGCGGCGCTCTGGTATATTCTTTCCCCGAAATACAGGGAGCTTCCCAAAATCCACAGGCCCCATATTGTTACAAAAACAGAGCTGATCAACTCGAACAACAAAGGGTCTATTTTGTTGATGTACCTGTTTAAAGGATCAAAGAACAATTTGATTTTCATTTATCAATTTTTTTTCCTCGCGTTATAGAGACGCCCCGGCGGGGCGTCTCTACATTTTTTTTACGCCTGCGGGATGTCGAAATGGGTACGCAGGGCGGTAATGGAGGCGGCGTTCTTTTTGGTCAATTCAAAATTGACGGAATCGGTTTCGCCGCCCTTGATAACATCCGTAACGTTGCAAATGCAGTTGGGATAAACAATAGCCCGCTGCGCGGTGGTGTTGTAGAACATAATATCCAGGGCGTCGCCTTGCAGCCCTTCGTATTCGGTAATGTCGTCTTCGTGGGTTTGCAGGGCGGTAAATTTGACGGTCTGGTTGTATCCCAGCACCAATTCGCTGGCGTCATCCAGTTCTTCCACGTCGCCTTTTTCTTGGGAACCATCTATGCTGCTGCGCCGCACGTAGCCCACGGGGTCAAAGGTCGCCAGGAGCGTGGCCCATTCCGAGGCGTCGGCGGGAATGGCAAAGGCTTCCGTGGGACGATAGGCCACCTGGTAGAGGCGGCGCTTGATATTGGTTGTTGCACGGGTTGGCATTTTTTAAACCTCCATATTTTTTTTCAATATCGTTACATGGGTAGAGACGTTGCGCCGCAACGTCTCTACGGTCAATTATTACGCCTGCGGGATGTCGAAATGGGTACGCAGGGCGGTGATGCTGGCGGCGTTCTTTTTGGTCAATTCAAAATTGATCGCGTCGGTTTCGCCGCCTTTTATAATATCCGTGACGTTGCAAATACAGTTCGGATAAACAATGGCCCGCTGCGCGGTTTCATTGTAGAACATAATATCCAGGGGGTCGCCTTGTAAGGCTTCAAAGGCGGTTATCTCTGTCATCCCGGTTTGCAGCGCGGTAAACTTGACGGTCTGGTTGTATCCCAGCACCAATTCGCTGGCGTCATCCAGTTCTTCCACGTCGCCTTTTTCCTGGCTGCCGTCAATGCTGCTGCGGCGCACGTAGCCGGCTTCCGTAAACGTGCCCTTTAAAGTAGTCCAGGCGGCGGCGTTGGCCGGAACGGAAAAGGCGGTGGCAGCGCGATAGGCCACCTGGTAGAGGCGGCGCTTGATATTGGTTGTTGCTCGCGTTGGCATGGTAAAACCTCCCTTTTAATTTAAGATTTAACTCCGGTGGGCAAATGCAATTTGCCCTTACGATGTTTTTATTTTAAAATATTTCTGCGTCTCGCGGGAAAGTTTGGTGAATACGTTGGGGGATAGTTCCCGCCCGATCTCCCACCAGTGGATCTTCAATGACGGCGGCATTTTTTGATAAATATCTTCCGCTATCTTATCGCCGGGGAAATAAATCTTGGCATCCAGGTCTATGGATGAATGCCAAATCAGAATATATTGGGGATTTCGGATTTCGGATTTCGGATTTGTTTCCGTATAATCCTTCTCATCGAATTTTTGCATTATAGTTGAAGTGGTTGGACCTGCCCCGGAATGTTTAGCCCATTTATTTTTTTTAGGCATCTTTCACCTCTAAATTTCAAAATATTCCGTATGATATAAGACCGCAAAGCGCAGGGTAACGGCGGAAAAGGAGCGGGCGCTTCTGTCGATCTCTTTTTCGGAGTTAAGGAAAATTACCGCCTCTACCTCCGGCATATTGCGAATAAGCTTGAAGGCATCCAGGACATCCTGGGCCTTTTCCCGCACGCTGGCGGGGGAGGCGCTGCCGGCATCAAAGAGCGTTACTTCTATTTCGTAGCGGCGGAATTCCTCCTCTTCCTCATCACCGATATTGGTGGGGTCGCGCACGTCTATTGCCGGAAGGCTTTCATCTTCATGGGGAACATCGCGCCATTCATCCACCTTGCCGCCAATATCGAAGCTGAATCCGTTGTCGATGCTGATCGTCAATAGATTTGTCATTACCTGGCTGAATATGGTCTGCTCGATGGTGTTTGGCATATTCTAACTCGATGCTCGTTTCTTGATACTGGATGGGCGAACGCCGTTCGCCCCTACTGCCTACTGTTTAATCCGGCTCCGTTAAATAAATGCGCACGCCGCCGGCCCCATCCTGCTGCGGGGGGGCTTGCACGGTATATGTCACGCCGTCGATGACCGCCTGGTCGCCGATTTGCGGGGCAACTCCCAGGGCGGCCCGGCGGAAATAAATATGCGGGTCGCTGCTGGCAATGTAGTTTCCCGCCAGGTTTACCTCTTCGTAAGCGTTCATCCAGATTACATCAAGCGGAATGTCGGTTTCCAGGTCATCCGCCGAACGGTAAATAATCGCTTTGGCGAATTCCGCGTTGTTGAGAAAAACGCTGTCGAAATCTACTATCAATTGGTCATCGAAGGTTGACATCGCTATCCTGATTATTGGCGTTTGACGCGATATTGCACGGTAAAGACGGCATTCAGGCCGCCGGTAACGGTTCCACCCCACCGGGCGTCATCCAGCTTTATCAATACAAAGGAGGAGTCTTTAGTAAGGGTAATATTTTTTGTAAACTCCTTATAAGAGGTGGAGGTAGGAATAACCAGGCTATCTATCTTCAGGGTTCCCTCCAGGAAATAAAGGCCGGTGGTATCCCCGCTGCTGGCGCTCTGGGAGAATAAAGAAACGCGCTCGATCTCAATATCCTCCTCCAATTTGAACTTGAGGAGGGTTTGATCTTTCAGGGTATCGGCAGTAAAAGTAAAGATACGATGGGCGGTTACGCTATCCACGTAGGCTTTCATCGGCTTGCCGAAGAAGCGCGGGGCCTCGTATTCCTTAACCTGCGCCGTTACTATCCCGGAGAAAGAAAGGAAAGCGGCCAGCGCCAGAATCATCACCAGGAAATTTCCGGGCCTTAATCCTTTATCCTTTATCCTTAATCCTTTCATATTTCACCGCCTTTCAAGTTTTCAAAAAACATGGATGCTTTGATGGGGCTGGATTTGCAGGCGGACAGGAACAGTTTTTTAAGCTCGCTCTTTTTATGAGCGGGATTATATTCGATTTCCAGGTATTCCAGCCCCGATTTCAATTCATCCGCCGTCAATTTATCCGCCAGTTCCGCGGCGCCGGCATCTTCTACTGTCAATTCCGCCTGGGCGGAGATATTGCGGTAATCTTCCGCAGCGCCGCTGGCGATCAATCGCCTGGCGGTGCTTTCATCGCATTCAAAGAGGCTGGCGTCGCCATGACCGGGGAAAATATAATTATTCCCCCCGATCACAACGGTTTGCAAAGCCCGTAATTTTCTACTTGCCATGATGCACCCCCTTACAATACCGTTGCGCTGACAAAGGCATCGGATTGGTGGAGAGCCATGAGCGGGGCGCTTTGCAGCATTAACCAGCGCACCGAAGGATCTTCAACCACCCAGGATTTAGGGAAGCGGGATACGGCAAAATCCCCGTTTTCGATATCCTGGATCAGCCCGTAATGTTTGGTTGTGCGGGCGCGGGTGGAGCCCATCCACACTTTTCCGGCGGGAACCAGGGCCTTTTCGGTATCGTCGGCGGGGTCGATATACCATTCATCGTAGGCGTAAAGATCGCAACCGATCTCGAAAATATACCCCAAATAGGTGGCGGCATTGGGTAAAGTTTCCGGGCGAATGAGGCCGCGGTCAACCCGTTTATTATCCAGGGTGGCGGCAACGCGGGAATGCTCCAGGAATACATCCACCACATCGGAGGCCAAAATTACTACATCCGGGGAAATCCCGCTATCCTGGATAATCAGGCGCCGCCAGGTGCGCAGGTTCTTAAGCGGGTCGCTGTCGCTATCGCTCCACAAATTTGTTCCGGTGAGGGTAATTTTGTGGCCGGCGGCCATCAGGAAATCAACGGTATAGGAAAGCCCATCGCCGCTGATGGTAACGGTTCCGGCATTGAGGGCCTCCGCGCACTGGTATTCCTCGCGGCGATCCAGCAGGTCACTCAATTCCCGCAAATCCTGCCCTAACTGGAAAGCGGCGCGGGCCAGGGGCGTCATGTTATCGCTGTAAACGGTATTCCCGGGTGTGCGGTTGAGCAGGTGCTCGGAATTGGTTTCCATTTTCATTTTTACATACGGCGGCTTGACGGTGTTGGTGGTCCAGCCGATGCGCTCCACTCTTTTGCCCTCCATTTTGGGGGAGACGTACGGGGCCAGGCGGCGCTTGCCTTTGATTACGTCAATATCCAGGGTGTCGGTATCGTGGATGTCCGTATCCTGGAAAAACAGATCCCGCAGGAAAGATTGCGCCGGCTTCATTTGCTCCAACTGGCGCAGCATGGTGCGGGAATTGAATAGATCGATGCTCATGTCAAAACCTCCCGATTAGAATTGAAAATTGAAGATTGAAAATTGAAGATTCCTTGTTGGAATTTTCAATGTGAATTATGATTTAACCGGCGTTTGCAAAAAAATACATTTATTGCGCAGCCCCGCTATAATAGAGGCGACGGTGTGGCCGGTTCCCAGGGTGATAACGTTGTCATTAAATTCCCCGGTGAGGGCCACCGGCGCCACTACATCGGCGGCGGCGGCGGCGGCGTCTTCCAACAGGATAGCCTCGGGGGTCTGGGAACCATCCTCGGCGGCGGCTAATGATTTAATATATTTGCCGCTGGCGGTGACAATGCCCAGCACCGTTCCGCGCGTTAAATTGGCGGCAGTGCCAATGGTTACGGATTTGGTGACAATGGGGAAATCCCCGGCGATTAGATTGTCATACGTGAATGTTTCTGCCATGTTAAAACCTCCCTTTTAAATTGTTCCGAGTGAATTCGGGAAAGATTAAAATTCCTGCTCCGCAGGGTTAATTATTTGCTGCATTGGCGGCAAAACGCCGGTTCAGGCCGGCAGCAACGGCGGCATCTATGGCCCGCTGCTGCGCGGCTTCGTCGCTTTCCGGGGCGGCGGCGGCCAGGGCCGGGATTTCTTCCGCGTCTTTTTTGAGGGCGGCGGCTCCGGCTTTGCGCTGGATTTTCTCGCGCTCGATAATCAGCAAGGCCACTTCCCCGGCGTCGCTGTCGGTATGGAACATGGCATTTTCGATGATCTCTTCCAGGCCGGGGCGGGCCAGGGCGTGGATTTCCTGGATACGCATCCGCTCTGCAAGCTTGCCGTCTTCCCGGAAAGCCTCCGCAATGGCCGGAAAGTCTTTAGCGATCATCTCTACGGTTATTTCTTCTTCCGTAAAGAGCGTGGAATCTGTTTTGTCAGGCATGATTGCCTCCTTTGAGTTTGGTGAAGTATTGTTTAGGTTCTCGATGATAGTTTCCAGGCTGCCCAGGCTGCCGGCCATTCCCGCGCTGACCGCGGCTTTGCCGATCAATACGTCGCCCTGGCCGAAATCCTTCAGCACGGTTTCCGCGGAAACGCCCAGGTTGCGGGCAACGGTAGCCACAAAAATTTCCTGAATGGCATCGACCCGGGCCTGGATAATGGCGCGGCCTTCATCGCTGGCGGGGTTGGGGCGCTTGTTGGGGGAGGTGGAGGAAATAATTTCTATTTCCTTTACCCCATCTTTGGCCAGGCGATCGGAATCATCTATATAGCTGGCTACCACCCCGATACTGCCGACCATGGCGGTCTGATCAATAACGATCTTAGAAGCGGCGGAAGCAATCCAATAGGCGGCGCTGGCTCCTGTTCCCCCCACGTAAGCGATGATATTTTTCTGCTGCCGGGCGGCAAATACGGCATTGGCAAACTCATTCACGCCGTTTACTTCCCCGCCGGGGGAGTCTATATCCAGGATGATATGATTCACGGCGGGACTTTCCAGGGCGGCGTGAAAATCTTTCATCAGCAATTGCAAACTGCTGCCCCCGGAAATAGCGGTAAAGAGGTTGGCAAATTTAAAAATAGGGCCATAAATCGGCAATATAGCCACGTCATCCCGCAGCATTACCCGGCGGGTGTTTTCCATCAGGGTATCGTGGCGTTTTTGCAAAACCTCTATCACGTCTTCGCTGCGCTCGCGGTTGGCAATTTGCAGGATGGTGCGCAGCACGGCGGGCTGGATAGCCCATATCCGGCTGCATATCGCTTCGATAATGTTCATATTACGATTCCCGTTTTTTAAAAAAATCAGTGCTACTTTACATTTTCTGCGCGTTTCTGGATAGCTTTTCCGCCAAAGGCCGTCGTCAGCATAGGCGTAACGATCAAGGATAAATCCAAAGGGCTGGCCCCGGCTATGGTGTACCATACCGCAATAAATAGGGCGGCGATGGTAGTCAATAAGGCCATTAAACGCATGGAGGAAAATTGGCTTTTGTCATCCGTCAAGAATTGCTTCATTGTTCTACCACCTGAAGCCCCGGATTCTTGATAAGGGCTGCCAGGCGCACCATCCAAAAACCGGCTTTAGCCCCGGCAAAAACCAGTTTACGGGCATGTTCGCTGCTAATTCCGGCGATTTTCGATTGCACCCGCCCGGCCAATTCCTCTATATCGGATTCCTGCAAATCCAGGGCTTCATCATCTACCTGCTCAATTCCATTAATCGCGGCGGGAAGGGTAATAAGGGGGCCCATAAAATTGCTAATATCCGACCATTGCCAGCCGTCATTTAAGCTTTCGTTAATAGCAATACCAAAGCTGAGGCCGGTATCAATTACATCCCAAAGTTCTTCGATGCCAATATTTTCTGCCATTTCAATCTCCTTATTTTGCTACGTTATTTTGAGAGGCAAGGCAGTGCCCCGCCCCTACGGTTGACGATTATCACCTTAAAATAAAATGGCCGCCTGCAATAAAACCTGGGAAAAATCCTGGGTCCATAAATAACCGGCGGAAATATCCAGGTCGAAAGGGGCCATCGGAAAAATATAACCGGCCGCGGGATAGAGAGCAGCCTGGGTTTCTTTTGCCTCCTGTTCCTCTTTAGCATCTCCCTGGGTTACGGTAACTTTAAATTTGGCGGGATAAATGCCGGCCATGCCGGAAACATAGAAACTGCCGGCCAGGTCTTTGCGCAATCCGGCCAGGATCACCGGGAAGTTTTGAAGATCCAGTTCGGTTTTAGCGTCGCCATCCTGAAAAGATTTTTCCGACCATAACCCATACCCGCCGTAAAGCGTTCCGGTAAAAGGGCCGACCGGCAAATGAAACCACAGGCCGAAATTATATCCGAAATCCACCGACTTTTTGAAGTCGCTGGCGGCGGGGATATTTCCCCCCAGGCCGAGGCCGAATTGCTGGGAGTAGAGGCTGAAACTGAACAGAAGCAGGGTGATGATGAATAATTTTTTCATAAGTTTATTTCCTTTCGGTTAATTGTTGGGGCGAATGCAATTCGCCTTTGATGGGCGAATGCAATTCGCCCCTACGAGTCGTCTTCCGCGTCGGCGGGACTTTCCAGGCCGGGGCGGGTGACGACCAGGCTGTCTGCGGCCAGGCCGCCTTCCTGCCGCATCCGGGTTTCTTTGACAAGCTGGCGGTGGTTGGCTTCCCAATCCCCGCCGATGGCAGCGGTTTCCAAAGCGCGGGTGGAAAGGCCGTTGTTTATCTTGAGCACGGCGGCCTGGGTTTCCTTTACGGGATCAATCTGCCCTTGGGCGGGGCCTACCCACTGGCATTGCAGGTAAGCTTCGCGGATGGCGGGGTCATCGAAGAAACCGGGGGCGGAAATGCGTTCGCTTAAAATGGCTTCCGTCATCCATCCCTCATAAACGGGCTGGCAGAAGTTATCCGCTAACCACAGGCGGCGAGTCTTGAAGAATTTCCAGGCTTCCAGCAGCGCGGCGCGGCTGGCCGAATAGCTGGCCATAAAATTTTTCACCAGCAGCTCGTACGGTATTTCCAGGGCGGCCCCCACCCGGCGGGTAACGGCGATGACAAAGGCATCGAAAGCGGGATTGGGGCGCATGGGATTGACGGGGTTTACTTTTTCCCCCGCCGCCAAATCCACAATGGCGCCGCTGCCCAGGTTGATCTCGCCCTCGGCCTGGGTTTCATCCTGTACAAAGGTTTCCAACTGCTGCCCGCTTTCGGTTTCGATGAACACGGTAAACAAACCGCTGACCAATGCCGCCATCAGTTCCGCCTGGCCGTAGCGTTTCAAGAGATTAAGGTCTTCGATAACCGGGGCCAGGAAAGGAACGCCGCGATTTTGCCCCACCCGCTCTACTTTGAAAAGGTGAATGACGTTGACGCGCCCGCTCTGCCGCCCCCGGGCCGGCACTATGCGCCAGTCATAAACGGGATTGAAGCCGCTGGGATGGCTTTTCAGGATATGATAATTGACCGGCGTTCCGTTGCTGTCGGTTTCGATGCCGCCGGAAAGGGCGTCGCTATCCGGGACAAAGCCCTTATTGCACACGCGGTCGGCCTCGATCATCTGCACCTTTAGCTGGTAAGGAGAGTTGGGGCGCTCTATAAAGGGCAGGGTAGCAAAGACATCACCGCTCTGCAGCACAGAAAGAAAGGCCAATTCCTGCAATCCGTAAAAAGTAAGTTTAGCCTCGGCATCGCAATTCTCTTTTTTGCACCACAATTTGAACTCGCGCTCGGCAATGCGTTCCCAGGCGTCGGCCTCCTCATCATTCATGCCCAAAAATTCGGCGTCTATGGTAGGCTTCAGGCGCAGGCCGGACCCGATCACATTGGTAACGCTGGTGGTGATGGCGCTGCGGGCTAAGGTATCGTTGCGGTATAGATCCCGGCTGCGGGAAGTAAGGGTGGGAAGCTCCGCGCTGTTCTCTACATTAGCGCTGAGTGACTGCGGCAGCCAGCTTTTGAGGCCGCGCTTGGTTTTGCTGGCGCCGTCGTAAGCCGGAAGAATGCCGCTGCTCTCAGCAATAGCGGTCATCAACCGGGAACGGTTACGGGCGGCCACCCGCTTGAATTGCCAGGCGGGGGAGAGGTAATTTATTATTTGATCTAATTTGGTCATATTCTTTCCCACCGTAGAGACGCCCCGCCGGGGCGTCTCTACCAGGTGATTATGATTTCCGTTTCTTCCGTCTCGGCGATCTCCGGGCGGCGGAAGGTAATGCGGTCGATGAATTCGGGCGTATCATCCTTAAGTATTCCTGTCTTGGTTCTTGGTTCCCGGTTTTTGAGACGTTGCGGCGCAACGTCTTTACACCGGGTTTATGTAGCGCACTTTGGGACCGCCTCCGCCCTGGCCGCTGTTGAGGCGCTCTACTTCGCGGCTCCAAAATTTGATACGATCCTGAATTTCTACGGCATCGGCGCGGGTGAGGCGGCGGCGGTTCCCACCGATGTCTATTTCATAACTCTGGGCGGTGGCCAGGGCGTCATCGGCGGCCATCCAGAGGGCTAATTTTTCCTGTGCTTCTGCTAAGGTCCAGGCGGCCATGTCAAAACTCCAGGTAAGCAGTAGGCAGTAGGCAGTAGGCAATATTTAGTGACATCAATTAAGTATTCCTTTTGATCTTATGCTGCGCTTCCTTATTAACATGGCGGTTGACGGGGCGGCGCTGGCGGTTGCCGGGATGGTTTCTTTTAGCGGGACCGGGTCAACGCCTAATTGTTTTTCTAAGATGGCGAATTGTTTATCGCCCATGCGGTCATAGCCCAGGCTGGCGGCCATGGCGCGGGCGATAACGCGGCAATCAAGGGCCTCATTGCGCTCGCGCTTTTTTTGCCATTCGCTGTGCACGTAACCGCGCTTGTTTTCGATGGGGATCAATTCCTCCGCCGTCAACTGCTTGAAATATTCTTCGCCGTACTCCGGGAAATGGCAGTAACCGTAAGGGTAAGGCTCGCCCTCATTGAGCGGGGACTCCTGGCGCAGGTTGCGGTATAGCTCGGATTTTAAAATAGAGGTTCCCAGCAGCCAGAGTTTTAGCGCCCGCGCCATTTTCTTTCCGCCTAAGCTTAATTCTATGGCGCGGGGCTGGCCGAGGGCGGTTTGCAAACTCTCCTGGCCTTTGGTGGCCATAACGCGCAGGGTGTCGTGATATTTGCGGCAATAGCCGTAAACGTTCTGGGTATTATAGCCGCTATCTATTCCCAGACGCAGGATAGACAGCGCCAGGCCGCACTCGTGGGGGAACTGGTATTCAAGATATTTATCCAACTGGTTCCAGGGCTCCAGGGTGGAGGTATCGCCCATGATGACATGATAATCTACGGACCAGCTTTGTTTCTCCCGGCCCCAGGCAACTACCTCAATCTCGATGCGGTCTTTTTGCACGTCTGCGCCGGCGGTGAGGAACAAGCCGCCGTTTGGCACGGTTGCGATCTTATATTTCTCGCGGCGGCGATAAATGGATTCCCAGGCGGGAGCCTCCCCGCGCAATTCCCAGGTTTTGCCTAAGATGGTATTGACAAAAACCTTCAGCTTGTCGATGTCGTTCTGGGCTTCTAACCATTGCTGGGCGATTTCTTGCCAGGTCAGCCAGCCGACCGGGGAATATAGAGAATTAAGGTGGAAGCCGACAACCTTAGTATTGGAGTTGGGATTGGCGGGCCGCCATTCGCCGTTTTCCAGCATCCAGGTTTTGTGATGTTCTTCGATGGCCGCGCCGCAGGATTCACAAATATAAAATACTTCGGTTACTTTGTTCTTGCTGTCTTTCTCATATTTGAGGTTGTCGAACTCCAATCTTTGTTTGTGCTGGCAATGCGGGCAGGGCACGAAGTAATAATTTTGATCCGTCTGCAAAAATTCCCTCTCAATCCGGCTATGATTTTTGATAGTAGGGCTTGAAGGCATGTAAATTTTTTTTCGGCTTGAGAAAGTGCGGGTACGGGCAATGGCCAATTCCACAGGGTCGCCCTCGCCTTTTACGTCGGGCGGGTAGCCATCCACCTCATCCAAAAAGATATAGCGGCAGGGCATCATGCGCAGGTTGGTGGAGGACTTGGCGGAAACCATCAGCAGAAAGCCGCCGGGGAATTCCTTTGTAAGAATGGTGGAGGTCTGGTCTTTGTTTTCGCTGTCGCGGATTTTGCGGCGCAGTTTTTCGCAGTTGTTTATCATCGGCGTGATACGGAGCTTGGAGGCGCGTTCGCAGAGGCGGTCATTGGGGAGTACCATCATCATGGGGCCGGGGGCTATATCCATCATGCAGCCTACCCAGTTATTCCCTCCCTCGGTTGCGGCAATCTGGGAACCCTTCTGAAATACCACTTTCTGGGCGGGATGCTTGGGGCTGAGGCAATCCATAATTTGCCGGAGAAAGGGAACGCGGGAGGTGCGCCATAAACCGGGCTCCGCAGAGGTAGTGGTGAGCACCCGGTAGCGGTCGCTCCATTCGGAAACCAGCAGGTTTTCATCCGGGCGCAGGCCGGCGTTGAAAGCGTTGGTATAGATTTGCTGGCTGTAGGTGGCGAGGTTCATTTCTTCACCCGCTTTGCTTTTTCCCCGGTGAAGTTTTCCCAGCGTTGCAGGATTACATCGCAATAATGGGGGTTTATTTCCATGCCGTAGCAGGTGCGGGCGGTTTTTTCGGCGGCGATTAGGGTGGTGCCGGAGCCAAGGAAAGGATCGGCGATATTATCGCCGATACAAAGAGAATCAAGAATTTCCTTCCACGCTTTAAATAGTTTTGGCATTGGATGATCTTCAATATCATTTTGTTGGGCAACTGGAATATCAAAAACATCATAAGGTACTTTGACTTTACCATATACCAATATGGGCTCATAAGCATTAAAACCGCCAGCGCCATTCCTACTATTTTGATTTTTTTTAACCCAAACCAATTGCCATTTGGGATTTTCTATTCCATACCAAATACATAAATTAAAAGCTCCAGGAGTGAAAACTATGTTTTCACTAACTATTTCTTGCATTAAAAAGAACCAATCTTTCGACCATTGTATATATTCTTCTGGAGTCTTTGAATCATTTATTTCTTGAGAATAGTTTATACCAACATTATAAGGCGGATCAGTGAAAACCATATCCGCTTTCTTTCCGCCCATCAGTCTTTCCACGTCATCGGCGTTGATCGCATCCCCGCAAAGCAGGCGGTGGCGGCCAAGCTGCCAGAGGTCGCCGGGTTTACAACGGGTTTCGGTGGCGCTTTGTTCGGGGAGTTCGTCGGGGTCGGTTTGGCCGTGGTATTCTTCTGGCTCGGTTTCCAGTTGGAGGTCTTCAAGGTGGAGGGTGTCGTAAAGAACGGGGTTCTCTATTTGGATTTCTTCTAAGAGGGCGTTTAACTCCTCGGTAAAATCTCCCTGTATGGTGGGGGAGTTGGCGGCTATGTTGGCGGCAAGCTCTTTTTGGTACGGCCACTCCACCAGGCGTATGGGGAAGGCGTGGCCGTTGGCTTTAATGGCGTTATTAATAATGGCGGCGTTGCCGTATTTTTCCTGCAATGCTTTTACGCGCTGGTGGCCACATACTAAATTGCCGGTCTGGGTGTTAAAGACTATGCCAGAGAGGTCTCCAAACTCCTGGAGAGAGTAGCCCAGGCCGGAGAGGGCCTCCGGGGTAATGCTGCGGGGGTTGTATTGCGCGGGCTTAAGGTCTTTTAGGGTTTTTAGGAGCTTGGGCATTTTTACTCAGATAGTTTAGTTAAGGCGGCTTCTATCTCTTTGGTCATTATCTCATGGCATTTTGCCGGGTCGCTTTCCTTTGCCAATATTACGCTAATGCGGTCGGGGATTATTAATAGGGCGTCGCGGAGTTCGCGGCCTTTCTGGAAGGCCAGGTCTTCCACCACTTTAGCGTTAACCAGTTTGCCCATGCGCTCCAGGTAGTCAAGCTGGCGGATCTTTGCGAGATAGTCTTCTTTGCGGGCTTTGGCATCCCAAATATCGGGAGTGCCGTTGTTAATAAAATTGCCGTTATTAGGGCGGCCGCCGTTATTAATACCCAATCTTTCCGCGTCCAATTTCCGAACCTTGCTAACATCCCGGTTTTCCTCGAATTCCTTTTTAGCTTGTGGCCAGCTAATTTTTAGTTCATTCCCGACTTTCTTTGCAGAAATCCGCCCGCGCTTCACCGCCCTATATGCCACCGAATGGGAAACCTTAACCCGCTTTGCAAACTCCCTGATTGATATTAATTCCTGTCGTGCCTTACCCATCGTGATCTCATAAAGCACATTCCGAAAAAACTCCCGTTACCTGTTACCCCGATTTTTATGTCAAACTGGCGCGAAATATCGCGATCATTTGCATC